ATCTTAAGATTAAGTCTTTTCAAGATTATCAAAATAATTACGAAGATGCTGTTACATATAGATTAGCTGCTAGAAATCCAGGCTCATATGCAAATGGAATGAAGGTTGGGTATATTGACGGTGCTGCAGACCAACAACTTCATGTTACACCTCATGTGGTTGCAAACGTTAGTGTTGGTATGGGTGTTACACAACCTATCAGTGGAACAATCGTTGGCCCAGGCACAACATCAACCGCTGATGGATATGTTCAAGGTATTGTTACTGGTGTTGGTGCAAGTACAGTTGATGTTAAGGTTGTAAATCGTGTATCTGCTGCTGGAACAATATTCCCAGTAAATTATACAGAAAGTGGAATCTTCGCATTCACAACAGGAACAAAAACAAGTAACACATTACCTGGCCCTGGCGTTCTATTTTCAAGTAGTTCTTCAACTATCGCAAACCCTGACGCTGGTATTTCAACTTGTGCGACAATCTTCCAAGTTGATGACTGGTATGATAATCAGTACATTCAGTTAAAGAATGGTTCATTAAAGTGGTCTGAGATTGCTGAAAAACCAGGCACTAGTGGATATTCCGCAGCAAGAAATGGTTCTAATGATGAACTTCATATTGTAGTCATTGATGACTCTGGAAAAATTACTGGAACTCAAGGTGCTATTCTTGAAAAGTTTGCATTCTTATCAAAGGCAGATGATGCTAAGAACTCCTTCGGTGATGCAATTTATTATAAAGACAAAGTTTCAGAACAATCTGATAATATCTTTATTGGAATCGCAACTGGAAACGGAACAATCGCATCTGGTATCATAACCGCATTTACTCCAGCATCAACAGCTCAAAATACTTGGAGTCAGGATGCACAGGACGTAGACTTTAACTTTGTAGGTAATAAACTCTATGAATTACAAGGCGGTAAAGATTACTCTGGGGTAAGTACAGAGGGTGGTTACGGAACAGCTCTTGGAAACATAATCGGTGGTTATGAAGTATTTGAAAATGAAGCAGAGTATGCAATTAACTTCTTACTTCAAGGCCCTGGCATTACAGGTAGTCAAGCAGAATCACAAGCAAAAGCAAACAAATTGATTGCGATTGCAGAACAGAGAAAGGATTGTTTAGCAGTTATTTCTCCAAATAGAGAAACAGTTGTTAACGTTAATAGTGCGAAGACACAAACAACTAACGTTGTTCAGTTCTATGATCCAATTACATCATCATCTTTCGCAGTCTTTGATTCTGGTTACAAGTATCAGTTCGATAGATTTAATAATAAGTTCCAATTTATGCCATTAAATGGTGATATTGGTGGATTGATGGCAAGAACATCTGAGGAACAATTCCCTTGGTTCTCACCTGCTGGGCCTCAAAGAGGAAACATACTCAACACAGTTAAACTTGCATACAATCCTAATAAAGTTCAGAGAGACTCTCTTTATACGAAGAGAATTAACCCTGTAATCTTCTCACCTGGCGGTGGATTCCTCCTATTTGGTGATAAAACTGGACTTGCGTTCGCATCTGCTTTTGATAGAATCAACGTTCGTCGTTTATTCTTGAACTTAGAAGCAAGAATTGAGGTTGCTGCAAGAACACAACTCTTTGAGTTTAACGATGATATTACAAGGTCAAACTTCCGTAATATAGTTGAACCATTCCTTCGTGGAGTTCAAGCGAAGAGAGGTATTTCAGACTTTGTTGTCATTTGTGATGAGACAAACAACACACCTGATGTAATTGATGCGAATGAGTTTAAGGCTGACATCTTTATCAAACCAGCTCGTTCAATTAACTTCATCGGTCTTACATTCGTTGCGACTAGAACTGGAGTTTCCTTCAGTGAAGTCATAGGTCGAGTTTAATTAAAGTCCATCTAAATAACAAAAGGAGTTAAAAAAAGAAAATGGCATTCAATCATAGCGACAGAACCATCACCGATTTCAGATCAAAACTGACTGGTGGTGGTGCGAGGTCGAATTTATTTGAGGTTTCAATACCAGATTTTCCCACAGCTAATAATATTAGTGAAAGAGAAATTGAATTTTTAGTTAAGGCTGCTGAGATACCAGCAGCGAACTTAGGAAATATTCCAGTTCCATTTAGAGGTCGTGTTCTTCCAGTTGCTGGAGATCGTACTTTTGATCCTTGGACAATTACTATCATAAATGATACTAATTTCCATATTAGAGATGCAATGGAAAGATGGAGTGACTTTATTAATGATGTACAAACAGCTCAGGGTTCAGTAGATCCAGAATCATATCAGAAAAATGCTTTCGTAAAGCAATTATCTAGAGCTGGTTCTAGTGCGAGTCAAAAGGTAGAAATATTAAGAGAATATAAGTTCACTGGAATTTATCCAAGTGTTGTAAGTTCTATACCTCTTGACTACGGTGCAACAGATCAAATTGAAGAGTTTCAAGTAACATTCAACTACCTATTCTGGGAAGTAGTCGGTGGAACAACTGATTATGGTGGAACTTTAAACGAAGAAACCTAGTCTAGTTGATTTTTATCTTACTTTAAGATATAATATAAATACCACTATAGGTATAAAAGTTATACAATGGCACAATTATTTGGTTTCTCGATTGATGATTCATATAAGAAACCGTCAGAAACAGTAGTTTCACCAGTCCCCAAAAATAATGAGGACGGTGCAGACTACTATTTGGCGTCTGGATTTTATGGTCAATATTTAGATGTAGAGGGCGTATTTAAAACTGAATATGATTTAATTCGTAGATATCGTGAGATGGCATTACATCCCGAAGTTGATTCTGCGATAGAAGATATATTGTGTGAAGCGATAGTTGCAGATCAAAATGATTCACCAATTCAAATTGATCTAGAAAATTTAGAGGCTGGAGATAAAGTAAAACAAATTATTCGTGAAGAGTTTCAGTACATTAAAGAAATGATGGATTTCGATAAGAAATCTCATGAGATATTTCGTAATTGGTATGTAGATGGAAGAATTTATTATCATAAAGTTATAGATTTAGAAAGACCAGAAGAAGGAATTAAAGAACTTAGATATATTGATGCACTTAAAATCAAGTATGTAAGAGAACAAAAGAAAAAAGGTGGTGCAAATGCAATACAATATACAAATAATGATAGACCAGGCTTAGATGGAAATCCACTTGATGCAGAATTTCCTGGCTTAAATGAGTATTTTATATACACTCCTAACTCATATCAGAAAAACCAATATGGTTCTGTTGCTGTTACAGGACAACAGAAAGATGCAGTTAAGTTTGCCAAAGACGCAATCGCATATTGCACATCAGGTTTAGTAGATCGTAATAAACACACAGTCCTTTCTTACCTACAAAAAGCAATTAAGGCACTAAATCAACTCAGGATGATTGAAGATAGTCTTGTAATTTATAGATTATCCAGAGCTCCAGAAAGAAGAATATTTTATATTGATGTTGGTAATCTACCAAAGGCAAAGGCAGAACAATATCTTCGTGAGGTAATGAGTCGTTATCGTAATAAGTTAACTTATGATGCATCTACTGGTGAGATTCGTGATGACAAGAAATATATGTCTATGATGGAAGATTTCTGGCTTCCTAGAAGAGAAGGTGGTCGTGGAACAGAAATTTCTACATTGCCTGGCGGACAGAACTTAGGAGAACTTACTGATGTAGAGTATTTCCAAAAGAAACTCTTCCGTTCTTTGAACGTTCCAGAGTCTCGTATGGCAGATAATAGTGGATTTAGTTTAGGTCGTTCATCAGAAATATTAAGAGATGAACTTAAATTTACTAAGTTTGTTGGAAGAATGAGAAAGAGATTTAGTAATCTTTTCCACGATATACTTAAAACTCAATTGATTCTTAAGAATGTGGTGACTCCCGAAGAATGGGAAAAAATGAGTGACCATATTCAATATGATTTCTTATACGATAATCACTTTGCTGAACTTAAAGATTCAGAACTAATGCAAGAAAGACTTGGACTTTTAGCAACTGCTGACCCTTATATTGGAAAATATTATTCTGTGGATTATATTCGTCGTAAGATTCTACGTCAAACTGATTCTGAAATCCAAGAACAAGATAAATTAATGAATGCAGAAAAAGCTGCTGGTATTATTTTACCTTCTGAACAGGAGATGATGGTAGCTCAACAAATGCAAGAACTTGAAGGTCAAAAGAAAGGGGAAAGTGAAAAGGAACCAGAAATTGACGATTCAAGTACAGAAGCTCCAGAATCGCCAGGAGTTCCCAAAGGTGGCGAGATATAAATAAAACATAGGTATAGGATTTTTATCTCATGGATGAATTAATGAACTTGATGATTGCGGATGAAT